TGCAGACCCGTCAGTACCAGGACAAGAACGGCAACAACCGCACAGCTACCGAGGTTCTTGCGTCGCAGGTGAGCTTTTGCGGCGGAAAGGCCGCAGAGAAGCCCGCTGTGCGCGATTTCGACCAGCAGACGGAAAATCATGTGCGCGAAGCAAACGCCGCTCACAGCGCCCCGCAGAAGCCTCAGAGCGTGCCGGAGTATTCGCAGGGCAGCGCAGACGACTTTTCGGTCATTGATGACAGCGAAGACCTCCCGTTCTAAAACGAAAGTTGCGCTATCTGGCTATACGGGCGCGCAAAGGAGGTGATTGAGTGGCACAGGACGATAAAAAGTCATTTGTGGCGTATCTGAGCTGGTTCGACGCGCTGGAAGAATACTCCGACGCAGAGGTTGGGCAGTTGATGCGAGCTCTTGCACGGTATGCCAAAACCGGAGAAGAGCCAGAATTTTCAGACCGTGGGATGCGTGGCAACTGGAAATTTATGTGCAGCGACGTAAAACGGGCGTCTGAAAAATGGGATGAAACCCGCAAGAAACGCAGCAACGCCGGAAAACGCGGTATGGCAAAGCGCTGGGGAAAGTCTGACGACATAACAAAAATAACAAACGATAACAATGTTAATGACGACATAACAAAAATAACTGTAGATGTAAATGGAGATGTAGATGTAGATGTAGATGTAAATGGAGATGTAGATGTTGTAAAGCGCGATAACACCGCCGCCGTTGATATGGAGTTATCAAAAATCGTCCAGCATTACCAGCGGGCTATCGGTGACTTCCCGCGTTCGGCGCTGGAAAAACTGCAAAAATGGCGGCAGGAGTACAGCGCGGAGATGATTTTGCTGGCGATTGACAAGGCCGCAGAGGCCGGGAAGCGCTCGTGGAACTATATCAACGGCATCCTGTCTGTCTGGCAGCGGGACGGGATACGCACCCCGGGGGACGTGGCAGCGAATGAGCAGCGCCGACAAGAGCAGCCTCGCGGGAAGCAAGCCGCAGAAAGCACCGTAGAAGCATACGCGAATATTTTCAAGGGGGTGAAACCGTGACAGTGGAGATGATGACAAAGCTTCTTGCGGACGCTGAGGCCTATTTTGGACGGCCTCAGACCGCAGAGAACCGCGCAAGTATCGCGGAGATCTGGGCGAACTCATCGCTCAAGGATGTGCCGGATGATATGGCCTATAAGACATTCCACGAGGTGATTTCGGAGTGCAGCTGGCAGAGCCAGCTTCTCCCGGCGTGGAAAAAGGCCATCGAAAAGGCCCGGGGCGAGCAGATTATGGTAAAGCGCTGCCTTGCTGCCCGCACCCGGATGCTTAAGTCCAGAGCAGAAAGAAAGCTTCTTGGGCAAGAAAACCAGAACGGAGGACGAAATGCCTAGATACAAAGTCATCGTAGAGTGCAGCGGCCCGCACGGGAACGCGGCGCTTACATACCGCATCAACACCACAAGCCGGTTTGCGGCAGAGTTCCGGGCCTGCCAGCTGGCGGGCGACCATTACCCCGAGTATCGGGACATCAAGCCAGTGAGAACGGAGGCGTTGAAAAATGACGACGACGCCGTGTAAAGACTGCCCCACTCGTCACCCGGTATGCCACGACACATGCCCAAAGTACGCCGAGTTTAAGCGCCAACGCGCCGCAGACCTCGCTTATACCAAGCAGATGACCGACCGTGGCGTTGTATACCGTTACGATTACGAGGACCGTCACCGGGAGCGGGGACGCAAGAAGTACATGGGAGCAAACGGAGGAGCGGACAGATGAAAGTACTTATCGCCTGTGAGGAATCGCAGGAAGTATGCAAGGCGTTCCGGGCAAAAGGCCACGAAGCCTACTCCTGCGACATTCAGGAGCCGTCCGGTGGGCATCCTGAATGGCACATTCTTGGGCGATGCACTCAAGGCTCTGGAGGGGGGGCAAGTCGTGACGATGGACGGCGTAACGCATGACGTTGGCAAGTGGGACTTGCTCATTGCGCACCCGCCCTGCACATATCTGAGCAATGCCGGCGCACGGCATCTCTGGAAAGGGCACCAGCTTCAAGCTGACCGCGTAATGTTGGGCATTCAGGGCCGCGACCTGTTTATGCGGTTCTGGTGGGCAGACATTCCCAAGATTTGCGTAGAAAACCCAGTGCCGAGTAAAGTTTTCTGCCTGCCACCGTATACGCAAGCTGTGCAACCGTATGAGTATGGACACCCATACAGCAAGAAAACTTGCCTTTGGCTGAAGGCCCTGCCGCCACTATTCCCAACCGATATTGTGGAGCCTGTGGCTACATGGTGTCCGTCTGGTTCTTACGCACATAAGCATAATGAGCGCAACAAGGGTATGTTTACCACCGACCGCGCCAAAAATCGAGCAAAAACATTTCCAGGTATTGCAAAAGCGATGGCTGAACAATGGGGGTAAAAAATGAAGCCTGAAAAGAGAACGATCCGTTTTATCGTGTTAGCAGCATTGCTGATTGTGACGCCGTGGCTTACATCCTGCGGTGCGGCCACTGCCGAGGCAGAAGTTGAAAGAAAGCCATGCTATCACGTCACTGTCTATTCCCCGGAAATTGTAAAGACCGGATATGCTGGAACACGATCTCCGAAGTATACCATCACCGTGGACAACTTTGGTGAGCTGGTGCCAGACCCGAAACTTTCTTCCGAGCGAGAGTACCAGCTCCTGCAAATCCCTCTTGGAGATGGCCGCTTTGAGTTGGTATCCACCTCGTTGGTGGAAATCGAGTATTACTGAGGGAGATGTGTGAGCATGAAAGCTTTACTTTTGAGCATCCAGCCAGTATGGTGCAGCAAGATCGTCCTGAAAGAAAAGACCGTGGAGGTGCGCAAGACAAGGCCGAAGCTGAAACCTCCCTTCAAGTGCTACATATACTGCACTCTGGCCGGGAGTGACAGCCTGTTTATGGATGTCCTCAACCGGGATGTGGCCGCGTGGAACCGTGGCGAATGGCCAGAAAAAAAGGGACGTGTCATTGGAGAGTTCATTTGCGATGACATCCGGCGCATCGGCCCTGAGTACTGCATCGTCAAAGAAGATATTGAAACAGCAATTGCTGGAAGTTGCCTCAGTATCAAGCAAGTAAAGGAATACGCCGGCTGGGATACCGGTATGAACTATGCCGACATGAAAGACCTGTATGGTTGGCATATTTCCGACCTGAAAATTTACGACCGCCCACGACCGTTAAGTGATTTCACAAGACTTCGGGCAACAAAAGTTGGCTATGAACCTGTAGATATTGAGCGACCACCACAATCCTGGTTTTATGTGGAGGACAGCAGATGAAATTAACCCTCTACGGCGACCCGCGAACCAAGAAAAACTCTGCCCGCATCCTCAAAAGCCGCTCAGGCGGGCGCTTTGTGGCCCCCAGCAAGGCCTATGTGGATTATGAGACGGACTGCCTGCGGCAAATCAAAAGGCCGCACAGCCCCATTTCTGACCGCGTGAACGTGCGGTGCGTTTACTACATGAAAACCGCCCGCCGGGTCGATCTGGCAAACCTCATCGAGGCGACCACGGACATTCTGGTGAAAGCCCGCGTGCTGGAGGACGACAACAGCCGCATCGTTGCCGCCCACGATGGCAGCCGGGTGGAGCTTGATCGGAAGAACCCGAGGGTGGAAATTGAGATTGAAGAAATGGAGGACGAAAAATGAACCAAATTTTTCTTGTCATCGGCGCAACGCTTTGCTACGTCGGCGGATTCGGCATAATGATTTGTCTTTTGGGCGTCCTAACCGAACTGTGTATCGAAATCTGGGACAGTAATTTTAGACAGATTTGTGTTCGATTCCAAATTGCGCCGGGCGATGTTTCATACTTTGCCCAGAATAAAAAAGACATTGAAGCAGCACTTGAAAAGCAACGCATTCGGTGGCCGAACACGGACGATGCATCTTTCGGGTGGTGGAACTGCCCAGAATGCAACGCGCCGAACCGATACGCCAGCGAAAGCAAACCGGTTGCATATTGCCGCTGCTGCGGGCAAGCTGTCGATATGGATTACTACAGGAGGCATGCCAATGATTCGCACGCGGACACCTGACGCCGACACACCAAAGCCTGACAGCGGCGCGGACTACCGCACCGTCAAAACGTGGTTCCAGCAGTGCCGCGACCTTGCGGCAGCTATCGAAATCCAGAAGCAAAAAATACAGCGTATCCGGGACGTGGCAGAAAAATGCACCCAGAGCCTGAGCGGGATGCCTGCGGGTGGTGGCAATGGGGACAAGGTGGGCTTCGCTGTAGAGCAGCTGGACACCGAGCGCCGACAGCTTCAGAGGATGGAGACGGACCTGTGCAATCTGCGTGTCGAGGCCACCCGGCGGGCATACTGCCTGATAGCCGAGCCGGAATGCGCCGAAGCGATTTGCGAGCACTATATCATGGGCAAGTCTCACAAGGAAATCGCAAAAGAAGTCAGCGTATGTGGGGCAGAGGTGGTCTACCGGCGAATCAAACGCGGATGCATGGCTTTGGCCGAGATATGGGACGAGTTTTCTGACGTGCAAAGTGTACAATATGCACAAGAAAACACAGCGTGATTTTGGCAGGGGTTAGCTCTTTTCAAGTCTGTAAGCTTAGATGTAAAATTTTAATAAGCGGTTCAGCGCTAAGCGATGGCCGCTTGCCACGCAGCTTCCAGAACGGTCCCTTCCTTGTGACAGGTTTTCATGCTTTCCTGTTCTCCTTCACCGTTTTGCGGGCTGCTTCTATGCGATACACTGACATAAAGGCAGCCTGTCGCTCATAAGAGACAGGAGGCGGTTCGATTCCGCCGTATCGCACCGTATGGCGCATGGACTCATCCCCCACAAAGCTGCACGCTTAACCTCCCGTGCCACGAGAGAAAGCTTTGAATCCCCGAGGGTGTGGGTAGGCTTCCCGACGGGATGTGCGTCAAACAACAGCCCCGGCGGAGAACCGGGGCTGTTTTATATGGCCGCCTGAGCGCAGTTTGGAGCGCGTGTCAGCTGAGATATTGCTGGCTGGTTCGAGTCCAAGGGCGGTGTTTTATACTCCGGTAGCTCAAGTGGTAGAGCAGCGGTCTCCAAAACCGCATGTTGCAGGTTCGAGTCCTGCCGGGAGTGCTTGCATGATCTGACGAGAGCGGGGAGTGCAATAGCGGGGCATCCAGCCGCGAAAGTTCTGGACGCAGAGGCTTTGCACCCGACAAGCAAAGCCTCTTATTATATGCCGTCATAGCTCAATAGGCAGAGCGCCGCCCATTTAAGGCGGGACAACATTGGTGATACCACGGGAACATCACTGCACAGCCAACCACTGCGCACATCCATTCCGTGGGTGCCGGTTCGAATCCGGCTGGCGGCACATTCGATATTTTGACCGTTCGGATTTTCCGGGCGGTTTTTCTTTTGCATGAGCTTAGAGAGGTGGTGGCTGTGGGGGCAAAACTGACAGACCGACAGAAAAAGAAAATCATTGCGGACTATGTGCAGCTCCACAATTACCGCAAAACTGCCAAGCTGAACAACGTCGCCGAAAGCACCGTGCGCAAGGTTGTGAGCGAAAATCCGGTATGTGCAGATTTGTGCGCCAAGAAAAAAGAGCAGAACACGCAGGACATGCTTTCATACTTAGGCAGCAAGCGCGAGGAAGCGCAGGATCTTCTCGGGCTGTACCTGAAAGCGATGGCAGACCCAGACAAAATTGCAGAAGCGACGCTGCCACAGTTATCCACGGCGTTTGGAACCATCGTGGACAAGTTTGCTATGCTGGGAGACCAGAGCGGCATAGAAGTCCCGGATGATGGCCTGCTTGAGGCTCTGAGCGCCGCCGCAGACATAAGTCCCCCGGATGACGTGGAGATGCTGCCGGAGGAAGAGGACGACCATGCGGAAAAGTAACGGCTTTCGCTGGAAAGCCCTCAGCCAGCGGCAAAAGCAGGTCTTGAGCTGGTGGACACCGCAGAGCGCATACAGCAGCTACAACGGCATCATTGCTGATGGTGCTATCCGCTCGGGCAAGACCTTTGCCATGAGCTTTTCTTTTGTCCAGTGGGCTATGACCTGCTACAGCGGCCAGCAGTTTGCCATGTGTGGCAAGACCATCGCCAGTTTCCGGCGCAACGTGCTGGGGACGCTCAAGCAGCAGCTTGCAGCCCGTGGCTACAACGTCAAGGAGCACCGGGCCGAAAACTGCATGACCGTCAGCAAGGGTGGCAGAACCAACGAGTTTTACTTCTTCGGCGGCAAGGACGAGAGCAGTCAGGACTTGATTCAGGGCATCACCCTTGCGGGGGCGTTCTTCGACGAGGTGGCCCTGATGCCGCAAAGCTTCGTCAATCAGGCCACAGCCCGTTGCTCTGTCACCGGGTCAAAGTTCTGGTTCAACTGCAACCCGGGCAGCCCGCAGCACTGGTTTTATCTCGAGTGGGTGCGCAAGTGCCGTTCTCGCAAGATGATGTATCTCCATTTCACGATGGACGACAACCTGTCACTTTCCGAGGACATCAAGGCCAGATACCGCAGCCAGTACAGCGGTGTTTTCTATCAGCGCTACATTCTGGGCCTGTGGACGGTGGCCGAGGGCCTTGTATTATGACATGTTCGACCGCAAGAAGCACGTTGTTGATGAGCTTCCGGCGCTGTCTCAAAAGAACGCTTATGTGGCTTGCGACTTTGGCACCCAAAACGCAACGACCTTTCTGCTGTTCCAGAAGCAGGCAGATGCAGACTGCTGGATCGTCACCCGGGAGTACTACTACAGCGGCCGCGAACAGAAGCGGCAAAAGACCGTGGGCGAGTACGTCACAGACCTCAAGGCGTGGCTGAACGGCCTCAAGCCGGAGAGGATCATTGTTGACCCCTCTGCCCTGCCCCTGATTACAGAGCTGCGCAAGAACGGCTTTACCCAGACCCCAGCAAACAACGACGTTCTGAGCGGCATTCTGGACGTGCAGACCATGCTGCAGACCGGGCGGCTGAAGATTTACAAAGACTGCAAGCACACGCTGGAAGAGTTTGGCGTGTACGCTTGGGATCCAGATAAAGACGACACCGTGCTGAAGGTCAACGACCACTGCATGGACGCTATCCGCTATTTCGTGCGCACAAAGCGCCTTGTGAAACTGAGGGATTGATTTTGAGCACTGTATACACATTCCAGACCTTCCAGCAGGCGCAAGCCGCCGGGGAACAGCCTGATTTCATCCGGCGCTTCGTGCAGCAGCACTGCACTTCCGGGCCTTACAAGATGGCGTTGGACGCCGACCTGTACGATGCCCAGAAAAACCCGGGGGCTGAACGCTTTGCACAGGCTTACGCTTTGATGCTGAAACGTCTGTCCAAAAACACCAAGCAGGACACCCCACACCCCGATATGGTCAAGAGCAATCTTTTCCGGCGGCTCAACAAGCAGCGGGCGGCCTACTCCCTCGGCAACGGCGTGGTCTTTGCGGACGATGGCGTGGACAAGGACAGGCTGGGGCAGAACTTTGACGAGCAGATCCAGAAGGCCGGATATTTCGCCCTGATCCACGGTGAGAGCTTCGGATTCTGGAACAACGACCATCTGGTGGTTTTCAAGCTGACCGAGTTCGCACCCCTGTACGATGAAAAGACGGGCCTTTTGCAGGCGGGCGTGCGCTTCTGGAGGCTGAACCCGGACACGGATATGCACTATATCCTGTACGAGCTGGACGGCTTCACTGAGTACACGGAAAGCAAAATCGGCAGCACGATGCAGGAGACCGTGCCGAAGCAGGCATACAAGAGCGTGACCGTCACCACACCCGGCGGCGGGTTGGAAAGCGTAGAGGGCGAAAACTACAGTGCTCTTCCCATCGTGCCGCTGTGGGGTTCAGACCTGCATCAGAGCACCCTTGTGGGGCTGAAAGCCTACATTGACAACACTGATCTGGTAATGTCCGGCTTCTGCAATGACCTGCAGGACTTTTCGCAGATCTACTGGCTGTGCGAGAACTTCAACGGCATGACCGATGACGAACTGCAGGAGTTCCTCGTCAAGCTGAATCTGTACCACATTGCAGGCGCAGACACCAGCGAGGGCGGCAAGATCACGCCCTACACCACCGAGATTCCTGTGACGGCCCGGCAGGCTCTTTTGGAGCTGCTCCACACCCGGGTGTATGAGGACTTCGGCGGTCTGGATGTGCACTGTGTGAGTGCGGACAGCACCAACGACCATCTGGATGCAGCCTATGAGCCGCTGAACCAGAACGCGGACGATTTCGAGGCACAGATCAAGCCGTTTATCCGGCAGATCTGCGCACTGGCTGGCTTTGACAACGCCATGCCGACATTCAACCGCAGCAAGATCACCAACACGGCCGAGCAGGTCAGCATGGTGATTTCTGAGGCACCGATCATCGGGCAGGACATGGCCATTGACCTGCTGCCCAACCTGACCCCGGAACAAAAGGAGCAGGCCAAGGCCGCGCTGATGGCTGAGAGCGCAACGAGAGAGACCACGGACGATGACACAGACGAGGAGGACAATAATGATGAGTAAGAATGAAGACTACCCGCTTGTTCAGGCTTTTATTAACGCCCTGAACGCAAAATCTCAGGGTGAAGTTGAAAAACAGGCCGAGATTATGTACGGCCAAGTGTTCCGAAACCGTTATAGCGGAAGAGACATCCATGAAACAAACCGACCGTGACCGTATCTCTACACGCCAGCTGAACCGCCTGCGCCGCCGTATCCTCCGGATGTACGGCACTGCCCGCCGGGAGATGCAGGAGCAGCTGACCGAGTTTTTAGCCAAGTACAAAGCGCTGGACGAGCGCAAGCGGGCGCATCTGGATGCAGGCGAGATCACCGAGGATGATTACCGCATCTGGCTGCAAAATCAGGTCTTTCAGTCCGATTTGATGCGCCAGAAGCTGGACGGCATCACGCAGACCTGCACCACAGCCCAAGAGACGGCCTACAAGCTGGCCCGGGACGAGCAATACAACATCTTTTCCTTTGGCGCAAACTGGGCTTTCTACGAGCTGGAACAGGCCGCAGGCGTGACGTTCGGGCTGACTCTGTACAACACCGAAGCGGTCAAGCTCCTGCTGAAGGAGAACCCCCGCATGGTGCCAAACAAGCGCATCAAGAGCGAGAGCAACCGCACCTATGACGCCCGGGTGTTCAATCGCTACGTCATGCAGGGCATCATTCAGGGCAAGAGCGTCCACGACATTGCCGTGCAGGCCGTCAACGGCATGGCTGATACAGAGATCCACTGGGCCATGAACAACGCCATCACGGCCCTTACCAGCGCCCAGAACGCCGGGGCATTGCAGCAGATGCACAACGCTCAGGCTTTGGGCATCGAGGTCAAAAAGCGGTGGAACTCCACCCACGACTACCGTACCCGTGAAATGCACCGCCTGCTTGACCAGCAGACGGCAGAGCTTGACGAGCCGTTCAAGGTCATGGGTTACGAGATTCAGCGCCCCGGCGACCCCAACGCAGCGCCGGAGATGGTCTACCACTGCCGCTGCGTGCTGTCCTCTGCGCTGGGCAAGTATCCACGGCAGAACGCCATGCAACGGGACAATGTGACCAAAGAGACAACGCCCGTCATGGATTACACCGAGTGGTATAAATCCAAGGGCGGCAAGGAAGCCGAGCAAATGTGGTGGGCGGAAGAGCGCAAGAGAAAGAAGGAACGAGAATGAAGCATAAAAATAAGGCCCTGCCGCCCGGCAGAGCCTAAAGGTCAATGTTATGTTTCGGACGGGATATATTCAAGTATGTCCCCCGGCTGGCATTCAAGCAACCTGCAAATTGTTTCAAGGTTCGACCACGAAAGTTGCCCACCATCACGTAATTTTTGCAAGGTTGACTGGCTCAACAGATTTTCCTGACGGATTCTCGACGTGTTGTAACCGGCTTGTTTCAACGCATCAAGGACATTTATTTTGAACTTCAACGGCATAAGCTCACCTCCTATTACATCTTTAGTATACAGGATAATTTGCACGAAAACAAGTGCAAAAGTAGCCAAAGAAAAGACTAAAGTTAGTGCAAAACGTCAATATACTTGCACGAATATTAGTGCTATAATATTCTTGTGAGCAAGAGGGGCGGAAAGGAGGACGCCCATGAAGTTCAAGGATTTCAAGAAGCTGAACCGCGAAGAACAGCACCGAAAGTTTGAACAGTACAAAAAAGAGTGGTTAGCTACTCGCCATAGCTAACCACTCGTAAGCCAGAGAAACCGTATTCAAAAAGCTCCTCTTACTCACATTTTATTTTTTTATAAGCGATTTGTCAAGTAAAATGTGAGGTTTTAGCAATGGAAACACCAAAAATCACGAAGGTGGAGCTTGAACTGGATGCTGTTTCTGGTGAACTCCGCACAATGCACGACCTGTTGAACATCTTTGCCAACTGGTTTGAGGAAACGCACAAGACCGATATGCTCAATCGAGAGCGCACCAGCGAGCTTGTGAGCCAGATTTGGAGCGAAGCCCCGATGTACAACTCTTTGATTACGGCCTTGTTTGCATCTCTCACGGGTTTGGAAAAGGAAGTCGATGCGGTGCTGGAAGCGGAGGTGAGCGCATGAACGATACTCGATTTGAACGTGACCACTACATTGAGGTCATTGACGGTCTGCTGAAAAAGGCCGATGTGCGCCGCCTGCGCCTTGTGTGGATTTTCGCAAGCGGAATCATTAAGAGAACGGAGAAATGATTATGAGTAACATCCAGATTTTCAATTACCGGTCCAACGAAGTCCGCACCGCAGAGATGGGCGGCGAACCGTGGTTTGTCCTCAAGGACGTGTGTAACATTCTCGGCGTGGTCAATGACCGCAATGTTGCCGCACGGCTGGATGAAGATGAAAAGGGTGTCTGTCAGATGGACACCCTTGGCGGCACGCAAAATGTAACAGTGGTCAGCGAATCCGGCCTTTACCATGTCATTCTCCGCAGCGACAAGCCGGAAGCGGCTCCGTTCCGCAAGTGGGTCACGTCTGAGGTGCTGCCCAGCATCCGCAAGAATGGCGGCTACATCGCCGGGCAGGAGCAGCTCACCCCGGAGGAGCTGATGGCAAAGGCTCTGCTTGTGGCAAACAAGACACTTGCAGACCGGGAAGCCCGCATTTGTGAGCTGACCGCACAGAACAGCCAGCTCACCGTGGAGAAGCAGATCATGCAGCCAAAGGCCGAATACTTCGACGAACTGGTTGACCGCAACCTGTTGACCAATTTCCGGGAGACGGCCAAGGAGCTTGGCATCAAGCCCAAAGCCTTTGTGGCGTGGCTGCTGGAAAAGAAATTCCTTTACCGTGACCAGAAAGGCAAGCTGCTGCCCCGAGAGGACAAGAACAGCGGCCTGTTCGAGGTCAAGGAAGCCAAGAACGACAAGACCCAGTGGAGCGGCGTGCAGACGCTTATCACTCCCAAAGGCCGAGAGACGTTCCGGCTGCTGTACCTGTAACTGAAACCTCATCGCAAAACACGAGGGGGGCGGCGTTTTACCGCACCCCTATCAGTAAAACCCAATAACCGACCCTGCCCCACACCGGGGCGGGGTTTTGTTATACATGGAGTAAAACATGGAGTTTAACTACGACATCAAATTCACTGACAACACCCCGCAGCTGCATGAGGCTCTGAACTCTTGGGCGGAGCGGGTGCTGACCCTCTGGGGCATGAAGGTGCAGGACTACGCCCAGCTGCTTGTGCCCACTGGCACGGCAGACAGCACGGGCATTGAGGGCTACGTGGGCGGCGCGCTCAAGCAGAGCCTGACCTTTGCCCTCGACCTCGCAAAAAAGACCGTGACCATCGGGTCAAACCTGTTTTACAGCGTGTATGTGGAGCTGGGCACGGGCATCTTTGCCGAGAAGGGCAACGGACGCAAAACGCCATGGGTCTGGAAGGACTTCAACGGCAAGTGGCACTTTACCCGGGGCATGAAAGCCCGCCCGTTCCTACGCCCGGCGGTGGAAGATCATATTGACGAACTGCGAGAGATCGCAGTGGAAGAAGGAAACCGGGAAAACTAAATATATCATTGACTTTTGTGTAACCAAATGTTATAATAATTATGGTGACACAAAAGTGAGGTGATTTATATGTCGCCTAGAACAGGACGGCCAACATCAGACCCTAAGACCCATGACACACGAATTAGAATGTCTGACGATGAAGTTCGTATGTTGAATATCTGCTGTGAAAAAACTGGCTTAACAAAAGCCGATGTTATTCGCAAAGGCATAAAGGAGTTGTACGAACGCCTGACAAAATAATAAGCTCTCGCCCGATGATTGGTAGTCGGTGGGCGAGAGCTTGCAAAGCACCAGAGGTTTCCCTTTGGTAAATCCATTATACCAAACTGGGCGACCTCTTACAAGTGAATAAGAGGTATTTTAGCAATGGAAACACCAAAAATCACGAAAGTGGAGCTTGAACTGGATGCTGTTTCTGGCGAACTCCGAGTAATGCACGACCTGTTGAACATCTTCGCCAACTGGTTTGAGGAAACGCACAAGACCGATATGATCAAGCGGGAGCGCACCAGCGAGCTTGTGAGCCAGATTTGGAACGAAGCCCCGATGTACAGCTCTATGCTGACGGCTCTGTTCGCATCCCTTACCGGGCTGGAAAAGGAAGTTGATGCAGTTCTTGAATCGGAGATTGCGAGGGGCAGCAATGGATGCTAAAAAAGATATTGAAGGGAAAAGATTTGGCAGATTAATTGCGATAGAGCTTGTTCCGGGAAATGGACGTTCCAGATGGAAATGTGTTTGCGACTGCGGTAATACTATAGAAGCAAATCGAACCAATTTGGTATCTGGAAATACCAAAAGCTGTGGATGTTTAAGAAAGGAAACTTCACGAAAAAATGTAGAAAAGCACCCATTTACTAAAAAGCATGGGAAGCACGGAACCAGAATATATGAAACGTGGGCAAATATGCTTTCTAGGTGTAGAAATCCTAAAATTAGATCGTATAGAGATTATGGATCCAGAGGAATCAAAGTATGTGAAGAGTGGCTTGAATTTGAAAATTTCTATAAATGGGCGTTATCATCGGGGTATAAAGAAAATTTAACGATTGACAGAATAGATGTTAATAAGGATTATTCACCAGAAAATTGCAGATGGGCAACAACAAAGCAACAGGCAAGAAACAAAAGAACATCCGTTTTTATTACTTATAAAGGAGAGACCAAGGTATTAAAAGATTGGGCGATAGAGTATAAAATAGACAGCTCAACGCTAAAAGGAAGAATTTCGAGAGGATGGAGAATTGAAGACGCACTAACAAAACCGGTAAAAAAGTAAATTTTTTTGGAAGAAGCTCACATTGTGGGCTTCTTCTTTTTATACCCAAATTCCAATATATGCCGCTTTAGCTCAGTCTGGCAGAGCGCCGGATTTGTAATCCGGGGGCCGTGGGTTCAAGCCCCACAGGCGGCACCACACCGGCAGCACGTCCGGCAAATAAACCTTATCGCCAAGCATGGCAGCCCGAGCAAGGGCAGAAAGGACTATCACATGGCACTCGAACGCAAGACTCTCCGGGCGATTCTGGAAGATGAAACGACCGACACCAGCGGCAAGCTCAAGAAAATTCTGGACGTGCTGCATGAGGAAACGGACACTTTGCAGGACCAGCTCGTTGAGAAGAACGCAGCCCTCGCCAAAGCCGAAAAGGACCGCGATGCAGCCAACAGCGGCAAGGAAGCCGCTGAAAAGGCGCTGACCGACTACAAGGCCCAGCAGACCCAGAAGGACACCCACGCAGCCAAGGAAGCCAAGTTCCGGGAGCTGCTCAAGTCCGCCGGGGTGCTGGATAAGTATGCAGACCGCGTTGTGCGGCTGTCCGGCGAAGACATCGACAAGTTGGAGCTGGACGAAAAGGGCAACGTCAAGGACGCCAAGAAGCACGCCGACAGCCTGAAGGCTGATTGGAGCGACTTCGTAGGCACTACGACCACCACCGGCGCAAAGGTGGACACCCCGCCCACCAACACCGGCTCCAAAATGACCAAAGACCAAATTTTTGCAATCAAGGACGCTGGCGAACGCCAGGCCGCGATTGCTGCTAATGCCGACCTTTTCACGGGCGGCGGAAAGGAATAACACATGGCAGCAAAAGAAAACCTTATCGTAACTACCGACATTACCGTCAACCCCCGAGAAATCGACTTCGTCACCCGTTTCCAGCGCAACTGGCAGCATCTGCGCGACATCATGGGCATCATGCGCCCCATTCGGATGCAGCCCGGCGCTACCCTCAAGAGCAAGTACGCCGAGGGTACGCTCCAGAGCGGCACTGTTGCTGAGGGCGAGGAGATCCCCTACAGCAAGTTCACCGTCAAAGAAAAGACCTATGCTGACATTACTGTCGAAAAGTTCGCCAAAGCCGTCTCTCTGGAAACCATCAAGAAGTACGGTTACGATGTCGCCGTTCAGAAGACCGATGACGAGTTCCTGTACCAGCTGACCGCGAACGTCACCGACCGCTTCTACAAGTACCTGAACACCGGCACTCTGAAAGGCACCCCCAAGACCTTCCAGATGGCTCTGGCGATGGCCAAGGGCAGCGTTGAGGACAAGTTCAAGAACATGCACCGCACCGTCACCGGCGTCGTGGGCTTCGCCAACATTCTGGATGTGTACGAGTACCTGGGCGCGGCCAACATCACCGTTCAGAACCAGTTCGGCTTCCAGTACATCAAGGACTTCATGGGCTACAACACCATCTTCCTGCTTTCCAGCGGCGAAATCGCGCGAGGAAAGGTCATCGCAACCCCGGTGGACAACATCGTCCTGTACTATGTTGACCCCGCCGATAGCGACTTTTCCAAGGCCGGTCTGGTCTACACCACTGCGGGCGAGGCAAGCAATCTCATCGGCTTCCACACTCAGGGCAACTACCACACCGCAGTCTCGGAGAGCTTCGCCATCATGGGCATGACCCTGTTCGCTGAGTATCTGGACGGCATCTCTGTCCAGACTATCACCCCGGGCGAGTAATCGCCCCTTTTGAGTAGGAGGCGCCAAATGACCGTCCCTGAGCTGTGCGTTTACACGCGCAATTTTTTTGACCGGGCGGACGACCCCATTGCCGGGGAGTTCGCCTTTGAGCCGGATACCGTGCCCGCCGGGGTAGTGCCGGGGCAGTATTTCCTCGTGTGCGGATCCATCTTCAATGACGGAGTGCACAAGGCCGGGGACGGCGATCTGACCGCCGAGACCTTCACCGGCACGGTGCAGCCTATGCGCGTGCCGCCTGATTTTGTGGCGCTGGCTGAAAAAATCGACGCATACGACAAGGCGCTCCCGGCCGGCGGTGTGTATGTGTCCCAGTCCTTCGGCGGCTGGTCTGGCACGATGGCTGCAGGCGCGGACGGCCTGCCCGCAGATGGAAAGACCCGCTATAAATCCGAGATCAATCATTGGAGGAAGATGTGACATGGTCAATTCGTTCACTGCATCCACCGTGATGCAGAGTTTCACCAAAAAATACCGTTTCCAGACCCGCAGTTATGAGCCGGACGGCGTCGGCGGCTTTGTCTCCGGCTGGACGGACGGCCCGGAATTTGAGGCCGTAGAGCGTCACGACACCACCGTGGAGGCTCAGGTCGCAGAGCAGGCGGCTACAGCGTCCACCTATACGCTGCTGGTCAACACCGGTGTGCCTCTGGCTTTCCCGGACTACATCAAGCGGGTGAGCGACGGGCAGATCTTTCAGGTGACGAGCGCAGCCGATGAGGGCAGCGCTCCGGAAGAATCCGGCATGGGCCTGCGGGCCGTGAAGTGCAAAAAGGCGGTGCTGCCGTAATGGGACCGTCTGAGAGCATCAACCGGGCGCTGAACGCCTTTTTTAATAGCTTTGGCGTCCCCGGCTATCTGGAAGATAATATCCCTCCCGGCGCAGAACTGCCGTATCTGACCTATCAGCCGACAATTCCCGGCGGGTGGAACGAGTCGACATCCTTCCACGCCCGGCTGTGGTACCCCAGCAAGGGCGGCAGAACCCCCATTCTGCAAACAGAAGATACGATCAGCGCGGCCCTCGAGGACAGCATAACGCTTTCCTGCGAGGGCGGCGCTATTCTTTTGCAAAAAGGCACCCCATGGGCACAGCCCCTCGACAACCCGCCTGAAGGGTATCTGTGCGAATATCTCAATTTTGAAATCACGCAATTTTGCGAGTAAGGAGCAATATGGCAAGAAAATTTTCCAAAATTTCGCAGAAAGCGTTCGAATCCATGCAGTTCAACGCAGGCATCGTGGTCAACAAGTTTGATGTAACCGGCGAGACCGAAGTTCAGGACGCAGACATTATTACTGCCACGACCGGCGGCATCACCGCGACCTGTAAGGCGAACTTCACTGATCTTGGCGAAGACGTGGACAACGCCCAGAAGAACACTGCAGAGCTGATGCAGATCGAGGGCTACGACTGCACGCTGGCCTTTACGGCCCTGAACGTCACAACGGACGTTATCAAGCTGGCGCTGGGCGCTGCGGATGTGAGTGACAAGAAGGTCACGCCCCGCATGACGCTGAATCCCACCGCCAGCACCGGCGACTTCAAGGACATCTGGTGGGTTGGAGACACGCTGGATGGCGGTATGGTTGCAGTCCGGCTGATGAATGCACTGTCCACCGGCGGTTTGACCCTGAAGACGACCGACAAGGGCAAGGGTAACATTGCGGTCACTCTGACCGGCTGCCCCCGTCTGGGCAGTGACGTGGTGCCTATGGAGTGGTACTACAGCCCCAAGGCCGCAGCATAAGGAGGTTACAACATGAAAACTCTGAACCAGATGGGCGAGACCGAGTTCCTGCGGCGCTGCTGGCTCATCGCTGACGCGGTGTCGGACCTGCTGACCAAGACCAAAGTCATGGATCTGCGCAAGGTTATGCCGGTTTTCAACGGCAGTGAGACCGAGGAAGAAAAGAAGCAGAAGAGGGAAGAGCAGAGCCGAAAAAACCTCAAAGCAATGGCAAAAAGCCTGCTCTTTGAGAACGCTGAGGCTACCGCCAAGCTGCTTCCGCTGCTCTATGAGCCGGACGTGGACAAGGACGGCAAGCCAGAGACTATGACGCCGTTCAAGACCCTGCGCGTTATCACTGCCACCATCGAGGACAAGGACGTGCTGGATTTTTTGTTATCGTTGGCGAAGCTGGGCCAGACGAGTATCGACGCCTGACTTCGTCCATTCGGCTCGATATGCTGCGGCTCGTCGGCAAGCCCTACATCGTCCAGCACATCATGAACACCCGTCGGCAAGAGGCTATTGCTTTGAGCTACCGGGCATACATGACGGACACGCTGGCAGGCTTCGCAGGAGTAGAAGAGCGCTGGGCTGACCGGGTGGCGGGAATCATCGACCCCCGCCCCTTAGAGCCGCAGCAAAGCGCCGAAGAAGTGATACAGAGAATCAAAAATGGCTTGAATGGAGGTGAAGAAACCTGAAGCTCTTTGAATTGAGCGCCACCCTCGGTCTGGACGACAGCGCCTACCGGCAGGGCGTGGAAGAGGCGAAGTCTCAGACTAAGGCCGCTGTCTCCACCATGATGAAGGATTATAACCGGCTGTACAGTGAGGTCATTCACCTTACGGCAGCTTACCAGAAATCACGGAAAGAGACCGGGGAAACCTCCAAAGAAACTAAGGAATTTGCCCAGAAGCTGAAAGAAGCTCAGGCCCAACTCAATACCACGGCACAGGGGCTAAGGACTGCGGAAGGGTACATGAACAGCTTCGGCGACTCGACCCGAAATACCGAAAGCAGCCTTGCAGGCTCTATTGCAAAAGGGCAGATTCTGGGCAATGTTTTGACCACTTTGGCAAGCAAAGCGCTTGATGCTGCTGTGGGATTTGTCCAGACAGGCATCGAGTACAACGCCCAGATCGAGAAATACACCACCGGCTTTACCAATATGCTGGGCAGCGCAGAGGCCGCGAACGAGGCCATGAAAGCCATTCAAGAGGACGCCGCCCGCACACCTTTTGATGTGGCATCGCTTACCGAGGCAAACCAGCTGCTTATCAGTGCCGGTGAAAATGCCGGGTATTCCCGTAAGCTCATTATGGCACTGGGCGATGCTGTCTCGGCCACCGGCGGCGGCAATGTGGAGCTGTCCCGTATGGCGGGCAACTTGCAACAGATCGCCAATGTGGGCAAAGCGACGGCTGTAGACATCAAGCAGTTTGCCTACGCAGGCATCAACATCTATCAGATTTTGGCGGACTACACCGGCAAATCGGTGCAGGATGTCCAGAACATGACGGTCAGCTACGACCTGCTTTCTGAGGCCCTTATCGCGGCCAGCGAAGAGGGCGGGCGCTACTACAACGCCATGGATGCCCAGAGCCAGACCATGAACGGCCGCGTGTCTACCCTGAAGGACAATGTGAGCCAGCTGGCCGGACTCATAACGGGCGATTTGTCCAACGGCATCGGCATGATCATCTCAAATCTTAATGATATGACGGTGGCCGCGCAGGAAGCCTACAAAACCGACGGATGGACGGGCCTTATCGGGGAGATAACCGGACTTTCCGGTGTGATCGACAAGGCAAAGTCCTCACTTGTTGGCCTGAAAGCTGTCGCTGATTCCTTCAGAAAAGGCGAAATTTCGCTTTTTAGTGGCGACTGGGATGCTGTGTACTGGAATGCATTTAACGCTGACCAGACAACAAAACAGGGGGAAAAGGACTGGGATAAATCTCACGCTGGGATGGTGTGGGACGAGAATGACGGCTGGGTGCCTGCAAAGTCTTCCGGTGAAAGCAAAAGCTCTATTACCACTTCGCCCACCACAACCACGACCACAACCACAACTCCAACCCAAAAGCACGTCGCCGCTGATACCAAAAAGCTGGCCGACACCATCAAGGAGACCTCGCAGGAGATCCTCGCCGGTACTGGCAACATCGTCGGCAGCATCCAGCGAGTGACCGAGACCGCTGACAACACCTACAACGTCTACGACGGCACCACCAAGGAGCTGAAAGGCACCACCAAAGAGACGGTGCAGACTATCACCGACTCGTGGACTGAGGTAGTGGACGGCACAGAAAAGACCATCAAGAAAATCACAAAAAACGTGACCGATGCGGCCGGAAAAGTGACGACCACGACCACGCAGACCTGTGACAAGGTGGTTTTGTCTGTCTCTGAGATGCAGAAACGCATCGACAATCAGCTCAGCGAGGCACAGAGTGAATGGAAGAGCGGCATCATGGGCACGCTGCAAAGCACGATCTCTGACCTCAAAAACGGCAACTGGTCGGGCCTCGCCACAGACTTTGCAAAGCTGGTGTGGGGCGAGGTCACGCAGGAGCAGCGAAACATCATCTCCAAGTGGCTGACAGACGCCCTCACGGCGGTAAATGACAGCTACTCCGGAGGCGGTCTGAGCGCGGCGAAAGACACCATCAAGGCGCTTTTTGGCGACGGCATCGCCGAGGGTGCTACCGAGGCAGGCACAGCCGTCAAGAGCTTTTCCCAGATCCTTGACAGCCTGAACGCCTCCGGAGGCGTGGGCACAAAGCTGGCGGGCATCGCTGGCAGCTTCACCAATGCGGCAGGCACCATCACAAAGGCTCTGAGCGGCATTGTAGGCTTCATCGTGTCAAACCCGGTGGTGGCGGTCATCCTCGGCCTGACAGCCCTTGTGGGCGGCGCTGCGCTGTCTGCGTGGTCGAAGAACAGGGACGAGAAGCTCACGAACAACTACGAAAGCCCCTTCAGCAAGACCCCTGTGTACGACTCGCTGGCGGAGTTTTCTTACCGTGCTGACCAGTTCAACCGCTACAAGGGCCTCACGGCGTCGCCCTTCAGCAGCGGCCAGCAGGACACCACCGGCAGACAGCAGCTCAGTGTGCTCCAGCGCATCTCCAACTCGTTAGATGAGCATCTTCCCGCCATCGGCACCGGCACGCTGGTCATCGACGCCAACGGCGTGCAGGCTCTCGCCGGCGCGATGCAGCCGACACTTGTGGACGGCATTGATGGAGACTTGGGTATCCGCTCGACCCGGAAAGCGAGGGGAGGCTAAATGGCAGCATTACAGGGCGTCAAAATCGGAGACCACCACACCCTCAAGGACTGGGGGCTTTACCTTGTGGTCGGCGGCACAACCGTCGGACCGGCAGAACCGGACGAAAGTCTTCTGGTCAAAGTGCCTTTCAGTGACCGCATTTTAGACCTTTCCAAGTCGATGGACGGCAAAGTCCACTACACCCAGCGCAAGATCACCATCACGCTCAAGTGCGTAAAGCCGAAAAGGCTTTGGCCCAAGGTGCAGAGCACGCTGGAGAACGCGCTGCAAGGGCAATGGCTGAAATGCGTTTTCGATGACGACCCGGCATGGTACTGGGAGGGATTCTGGACGGTCACGCCCCAAAGCCGCGACCGGTGGGAGAATGTCTTTACCATCACCGGCATCTGCAACCCCTATAAGACCAACACCACCGCAGCGGCGGGCGCTGACTGGCTGTGGGACAGCTTCAGCTTCGAAGAAGACACCATCTATGACACGCCGACGGAGGTAAAAAGCCTGTGAGCTACAAAATCTATGCCGGTACGCAGACCGCCGTAGGCGAGTGGGACACCAAAGCGTGCATCTACGACCCTGCGGCGGAAGACCTGCGCACCACGGCCACCATGCTCATCTCCCCCACCCTTACCCGAGAGGCGGGCAAAGCAGGCAGTCTTGAGTTTACCATCCCGTTGGGCAACATTGCCCACTCTGCGCTGCAAAAGCTCAAGACTATCGTGGAGGTAGAGCAGGACGGCAAGACCCTATGGCGTGGGCGGGTCATGAGCCACGAGATGGATTTTTATCTGCGGCAAAAGGTGTACTGCGAAGGCGAGCTTGCCTACTTCAACGACAGCTCCCTCGTGCCATACAAGTACACGGACATCAGCATCAAGGAATTTCTGGCCAAGGTTATCAGCAACCACAACGGCCAGACAGACCGGTACAAGCGTTTTACTCTCGGCACCGTAAACGTGTTTGAGAATGGCCCGCAGGAGCCTTTCCAGACGGTCTACATGGGTAATTGCGTAGTACAACACCATAGAGACAGCGACGGAGACAATGAGTATTGGTTGGAGGATGCTGATAAAAGGTGGATATGCGATGTAAACGGCTACTCCGTTCCAGTTGGGGAGTACATTAACAGAAATAATGCGATATGCGTTGTCTCCTATGACAGTACTTCTTCATACACGGTGGAGCGAAACATAGCCTACAAAAACGGCAATTTTTACTCACTGAGCGCTACGCAGAAAGACTCGAAATACATTTACGCCATCGGCACCACCCCGCTGACAGACTGGAAGCTGACCGATGACGGAACGATTCAGCTCTATAACTCCAGCACGGGAGGCTGGTCGACCTGCACTGGTTACTATCTGCACGACTTCGACGCCTCGGCCAACGAGGCCCTCGATTTTGGCGATGGCAAAAACTTCGGCACCACGTGGGACATCCTGCAATCCGAACTGACGGACGTGTACGGCGGCTACTTTGCCGTCCGCTACTCTGACGACGGAAAGACCCGGTATCTGGACTATCTGGCCGATGACGGCATCACAGAGACGAACCCGCAGCCTGTGGAGTTTGGCGTCAATATGCTTGATTTGACCAACTACGTCAAGGCCGAGGACATTGTCACCCAGGTCATCGCGGTGGGTTACAAGTCGAAGGGCTGGTGGATCTTCAAGAGCACGAAGACTATCAGCCAGACAGCCTACGACTTCGAAGCTCAAAAAGTCTACGGCGTCATCACCAAAGTCATCGTCCTCGACGGCAAGGCGTCCACAAATCAAAAGCTGCTGGACGCTGCAAACGAGGAGCTTCGAAGATGCCAGCAGCGCTATCTTGAAGGCATCGAGGTGAGCGCTGTTGACCTGCATGATGCCGGTATCGACGTAGAGCGTCTAGGCTGGATGAAAAAGACCCGCGTTATCTCAAAGCCCCACGGCCTTGATACGCTGCTCCTGCTTTCTAAGGTGGTCGAGCCGCTGGACGCGCCGCAAAAGAAGCGCTTTACCTTTGGGACAAGCTTCTATTCCATCTCGGACTTGCAGGCCCTCAGCAGCCACAAGGCCTCGCTGGCTTACAGTATGTCCCTGAGCGCAGCGGGGTATCTGAACGGCGCAAAATCATAAACACGTGTGCAATCCCTACAAGTACAATGCCGCCGCCTACGCGGGCGCTGACTGGCTGTGGGACGATTTTTAATCTATGACGAGCCTACGGAGGTAAAGAACCTGTGAACAAGACTTTCGAAGAAAACATCAACGACGTCCGCACGGCAAGGCGGGGCGTCGAGGTGCGGGAGGCTATGGCTGAGAGCCTTGAGTATGTGGAGGGCTTTGCCTCCACCTCCACCCAAAAGGCAGAGGAGGCCGCAGCCAGCGCCGAAACTGCCGCCGAGGCCAAGGAAGCCGCCGCTGCCTCTGCTCAGACCGCAGAACGGCAGCAGGCCGAGGCCGCCGAAAGCTCTAAGACCGCTGCTGCCGAGTCTGCCAAGCGGGCGGAGCGGTTTGCCGTGGAGACAGAGGGACGTGTCACCACCGACAAAACCCTGACCGTCTCGGGCGCAGCGGCGGACGCAGCGGCGGTGGGCGACCGTATCAACGCTATTAAAATCGAAACCGACCCCACCCTCACCATCTCCGGCGCGGCGGCGGACGCTGCGGCCACCGGCGTGCGCATCAAACTGTTGGAGATGGTGCAGGGCATGGACGTGAACGGCATCACCTTCGTTTCGGCCTTCGACACGCTTGACGGCGTAGAGCTGACGGGTGTGTGGAACAAGGCGGCGAGCCGGGTGGAGTTTTGAGGGAAAGAGGATTAGAATATGCAGATCAAAGACTTAGCCATCGGGGACGGATACGTCTGCCTGATGGAAGGCAGCACCAAAGTCAAGTTTTACGTGCTGGCCCACAACTATGAGTCGGGCCTGAACGGCAAGGGACGGACGCTGTTTTGCCGGGAGAGTCCGGCGACGAGCGGCCCGTGGTCGAGCGTCGGCAGCGCCGGCAGAAGAAACAATATTGCATGGGGAATAACGGATCATGGCGCGTCTGGTGAGACCCACACCTGTAGCATCTATAATTGGCTCACCACTACTTATTTTCATAAGTTTGCCGCTGACGTCAAGGGCTGGATGGGGGAAACAAAATATTTAGCCAACAGGACGACGTTCAGCACCTCAATCTTCACACTTTCAGAAAGCGAAAGTGTGTACGACTTATCTTCAAGACCTGAAGGAACTTTGCTCTCCGAGGTAGCCCGGAAAAGACTGGAAAATATTTTTACTGTTTTCGGGGAAAACATCTGGACAAGAACCCAGAGCAATAGGGTGTCTTATCACCACGACTCTTCTGATAAGGATTATTATTATGATGGAGTTGCACTCAGCGGCGTAGACAGCAGTCATTGGGGCCGTTTTAGTACCACATATGGGCATACATATAGCTGGGGCTACCTGCCCTGTTTCACCCTGCCGGAGACGCTGTATATCGACAAAGATGGCTTCGCCACGGAAAACCAGCCGCCGGAAGTGACTTCCGATGTGGGCGAGAGCGGCGCGGCGCTGGGCGAGAAGAACGAGCCATTTACACTGCCCTACACCGTGACCGACGGCGACGGAGACCCCATGACCATCACCGAAAAGGTGAACGGTGTGGCGCTGGCCGTCCGCGAGAACGTGGCTACCGGCACCGAACTCACAGTGCAGTGTCTGAGCGAGAAGGCCCTGTTCCAGCAGATTCTCAACGGAGAAAACACCTTGACGCTGGAAGCGGACGACGGCAAGACCTCGACAGAGTGGACTGCTACCTTTACCAAAAATGTGACCCGTGCCGTCCTCTCGCTGGCCCAGCCCCTGACGGCAGACGACACCATCACCGTGGCTGCGCTGACACTGGAGGGCAGTTTCCCGGCAGACATGAGCCTCAGCGTGGAGATGACCAATAACGGACTTGACAATGTCCCGGTGTGGGAGAACTGCACCGACATCCAAAGCGGCAAGGCAAAGGCTTTCGTCCACCACAACTTTACCAACAAGACCGCCGCCAAGGGAGCGGCCTTTAACTACAAGGTGACGATTACCCGGGGCGGCAGCGGCGTCGGCGGCAATATCACCATGATCGGAGGTGTCATCGGATGAGTCTTTGCAAGATGGATAAGAGCCTGAAAGAACTCCACAGGAAGCTGGAAGAGGAGCAGAAGCTCAGGGAGCTGCCCAGCCTCGTGGCGGAGATCGAAGACGCCCTGTGTGAGCAGGACATGGCATCGGAAGAGCGGCTGGCGGCTATCGAGGACTCGCTGTGCGAACTGGATGCCGCCGTCAACAAGTAAGGAGGTAGCATATGGATAAAATCTGGGCAAACCGGCTCATTGCCGGTACCAAGACGTGGGCAGAGATGCCCGCACGCCGCCATGCCGGAGTCAAAGCGGAGCTGGCAAAGCGGATGGCCGAGGGGGAGATCACCGCAGAGCGGTACAAAGAGATCACGGGGGAAGACTACGATGGATAAGTTGCTGGAACTGCTGGAAAAGGAGTAAAGCCTATGATCGAACTTAGCGTATCTCTTGCCTCCAACGGTGCTGTAAAGCTGGCAGGCTATGAGCAGATGCTGCGCTTCGGCTACACCAAGAACCGGGGCGTGTACCGCCTTGCTGTCACCACTTCCGGTGAGTGGGAAGGGCTGGCCGTCCGCTGCTTCTGGCACGTCCCGGACGGCAAAGACCCGCTTTCCTCGCTGGTTGTGGACGGCTGTGTGGACGTGCCTGCCAACGTCACCGCACATCCGGGCAACGGCTGCATCACCTTTGAGGGCAGCGACGGCGCCAAGACCGTAACCAGCGCTGACCTGCGCTACCGGGTGGCCGTAAACTCCGGCACGGAGGACGGCACAGAGCCGGAACCGGGAACACCCGCATGGCAGGCTTTCGTGGAGGCGGTGAAGGAATCGGCAGCATCAGCAGAGCAGTCCAAAACGGAAGCGCTGGACGCGGCAGAGCGGGCCGGGGCATCTGCCCAAAAGGCCGAGCGGGCCCTTTCTGACACCATCACCGCCAAAGAGGACGCGCTGAAAGCCATCGGTGACAAGCAGAGCGCCGCCACTCAGGCTGTGGACACAGCCCGAGACAAGGCCCTCAAGCAGGTGGAAGCCTCCACCAAAGCCGCACAGACCGCCGCCAGTGAAGCCGCCACCAGTGCGGGCAGTGCAGACCAGAGCGCTCAGGAAGCCGCTGACAGCTTGCAGGAGCTCAAGGACGGCATTGCAAACGGAAACTTCAAAGGCGAGAAGGGTGACAAGGGCGACACTGGCCCCATCGGTCCGGTCGGCCCGCAGGGTGAGCAAGGCCCTCAAGGCCCCACGGGTGCTACGGGTGCCACTGGCCCACAGGGCGAGACTGGGCCGCAAGGCAAGCAAGGCCCTCAGGGCATTCAAGGCGAGCGTGGCCCGCAGGGTGAAAAAGGAGAGCCTGGCAACACAGGCCCGGCTGGCCCTGCCGCCACTGTCGCGGTCGGCACTGTGACCGGCCTTGGCGCTGGTGCTGCTCCGACCGTCACAAACTCCGGCGATGAGCACAATGCTGTGCTGGACTTTGGCATCCCCACCGCGAGCGCCATCGACATTGCCGTTGACGTGCTCTTTAAGCTCCCCCGCACTGGAAAGGTCTACACCGTAAAAATCCCGCGCTTTGCCACGAACCCCACCGTCAGCTGCGAAAAGCTGGACGACAACGCGGGACTTGTGTGCGAGCCGTCTACCGACACTGTCGAGGGACAGGACGACTATGCCGACATCCCTCTTTTCAAGTGGTACAACTGCAACTACAGGAGAGATTCCTCCGGCCACGCCTACCCCACCGCTATCGAGCATCTGAGCGATGACTACCGCAAGACCGGTACTGTTGATGTGGGCGTTATTCAAATGACCCCTTACGTCCGGTGGGACGACAGTGACCCGGATTATATCCTGTGGTCTATCACCGATTCTCCCCGTGATGGCTTTACTCCGTGGGCTGCTGCCAAGTCTGGCGACATTGTACATCCCTACGTCATTCACTCGAAGTTTTTTAGTGGCGTGGGCGAGGATGGGCTGCTGCGAAGCGTATATGACCTCATTCCGGCGCGCAACCAGTCGTACTACAGCCTGATTACAGACTACGCCAAGAAGGGCGCTGGCTATAAGGGCGCAGGCGGTGAACGGGTCGCGTGGCAAATCCTTTTCAACTCCATCAAGTACGCGGTGAAGTCCAGTCAGGAGAAGTACGCAGGTTGCACGGGCTATAATTTCCAGTATCCCGCAGCTGTACAGCGAAGCGAGAAGCTGACCTACTTTCCTGTCACAGCGGCGCAAGCAAAAAACTTGCTGGTCGGAAGCCGGGCTTCTGTTGGATACGGTTCTAAGAGCAGCAACGGCACCGTCAATAATGATCGTGGTTTTCCGACCATCCATCAGTATGCAGACGAAGCCAAAATCCTCAAGATTGAACCCATCGATGATACGACCAGTGCTGTGTATCTGGACTGCGACGCTTTTGACACGATGCCTGTCGCTCTGTCTGACACCCTGAACGCACCTATCACTCTGTCTACGATGCACTGGCATAGCGGCACAACAGATGCTGTTATCGGCCACCATGATGGCAGTTCTGTCAGCAATGCGGATTCTAAGCATCCCTATCGCGTGCAGGGCATCGAGTACGCCGTGGGCGGCTATGAAACGCTCAGCGATATGGCGCTCGCCTTTGACGACAGCAACGGCAAGGGCGTATATGTCTGTCCTGCTGGCGTAGCGCATGCCAAGACTGATGCAGAAATTCTGGCGAAATATAAAAAGGTCGGCAACTTCCCTGCGGGTGACTTCTGGATTGGAGACATCGGCTTCGACCCGGAAACCTGCGTAACGTGGCCTGCAACGCAAGGCTCCGGAGATAAAACGGGAGTCGGCGACCGTGTCTATGGCGGTGGAAACGCAAGCAAGAACACCCTGCGCGAATATTTGCAAGGCGGTCCTCTCTGGAGCTGGTCGCATGCTGGCGCGTCGTTTGTGAGTTGCAGGAACGGGCTTGGGGGCGGGTACTGGGATTGCTTGGCCGCCGATTGACACCTTGCGCCGGGGGTGAATGCCGCTTGCGGCAGAGGGGGAAGTCCCGCTGAAAGCAAGGTGGCGTGAGACAGCTATAAATGAAAGGAGATGTTGCACATGAAAGCAAGCTTCGATGCAGAGCAGCCCGCCGCCCGGTCTGTACGTGACGGCCATACGCTGTATATCTTTATCTGTGTCAACGGCCAGTGGATGGAGCGGCAGTATGACAAATCGCAGCCTGCACAGCAGGTATGGGAGTGCGACTACCGGGAAATCGTGGCTGATGAGAGCAAAATCGACCTCGAAAAGGTCACGGCTGCTCCCGAAAAGTATCTGGATTGGATGGAGCCTGTCGAGAAGACTGACGCCGAGAAAATCGCGGAGCTTCAGGAAAAGAACGAAATGCTTACGCAATGTCTGATGGAGATGTCGGAAATTGTCTATGCATAAAATCACACAAAAATTCGAAAGGATGGTACTTATGATGGCAATGTTATGGGCACAGGAGATCATGTCTGCTGAGACTGTGGAGGAGGCAAAGGCTCTGTATGAGCGCTGCCCCCGTCTGCTGAAGCCGAAGGTGAAGGACATCCTCATCAAGAGCGGCTTTGAGGAAATTGTAGGCGAAAGCAACGCCTGAGAAAGGACGTGTCGTATGGGCTTTTTTGAGTTTTTGAGCCGCCTTCTCGCGGGCCTTTTCGGCCCTTCCCATCCCTCCGCAGGCATTTCCGGCGCACCGGACGGTGATTATCGCATCTACAACGACAAGAATAGCATTTATGACGTGCCCACAGTGGACACCAAAGCCTCCGCTCCTCCCGGCTGGGAGGGAGAACCGCCCTACCGGTACATCGACGTGAGCCGGTATCAGGGCAAAATCACCCTCGATGGCTGGCGCAAGGTCAAGGCGGCGGGCTACAAGGGGGCCATGCTCAAGACCGTGAGCACCAACCGCAAGCTCTCCAAGCGGGCAGACGGCCTGTATATCGACCCCACATTTGAGAACAACTACAAAAACGCCAAAGCTGCCGGGCTGGACGTGGGTGTCTACTACTACACCTACGCCATCAGCCGCACCGGTGCAGATAAGGAGCTTGCCCTTCTGGCCGAAGCTCTGCGGGGGAAAGAGCTGACCCTTCCGGTGGCTGTAGACGTAGAGGACAATAAGCTCAAGCGGTTGGGCAAGCAGGCCCTCACCGACCTGACGGCTTATGCACTGGCCCGTATCGAGGCAATGGGCTTTTACGCCCAGCTCTACACCTATACCAGCTTTGCCAACTCCCGCCTTTATGTGGGCGGTGCGGCACTCAAGCCTTACGACGTTTGGCTGGCCGACTACACCGGCAAGACCCCTAAGGTGAGCTTTAAGTACAATGCACACCAGCACACCAGCAAGGGCAGCGTTCCGGGCATCTCCGGCAACGTAGACCTCAACGTCACCACCCTCAACTACCCCCGTATCATCGAAAAGAAGGGCCTGACCCGTCTTCGGGAGGGTGCATGACTAAAGAGCAGGCTCTTTTGTGGGTGCTGGGCGTTGTTGGCAGCGTGTGTGCAGGAGCGGTCACGCTGGACAAAGTCTTGGACATCATCCACAAGTACATCAAAAAGGCGCAGGCCCCCGACGCCGCGCAAAACCAGCGGCTTGACGCTATCGAGCAACGGCTGGGCGCAGTCGAAAGCATCTCGTCTCAGCACGCAGCGGCCCTAAAACGCGACCTCACCCGCTTCGACGCGATCGACGAGGAGATTTGCTTGGCCCTTGATGGCGTGCGGAATCTGCTGGACGCTCAGCTCTCCGGGGACAATCACGAAGGAATGCAGAAAAGCAAGGCTAGCATCGACAATTATCTTTTGAAAGGAGTTACCAATCATGGAAGCAATCAATGAAATTTTGAGCATCATCCCCGTTCCTGTGGCCGTTATCCTGATGCTGGGCGGACTCGTCTTCTACGCCATCGGCGGCATCCGTCTGGGCTATGGCGCGGCAGTCAAAAATCTGGTGCTCAACCTTATCACTCAGGCAGAGCGGGAGATTCAGGGCACCAAGCGTGGCGCAGAACGCAAGGCGTGGTGTGTCAAAATGCTGCGTCTCTATCTAAACAATAGCAAGCTGGGCAGGCTGGTCTCGTGGGCCATCACAGAAGAGACCATGAGCAAAGTGATTCAATTTTTCTTTGACCGTGCAAAGGCGGCACTGGAAAAGGAGTAAAGGAGGACATCATGGCAAGCACTACATACGAGCAACCGTCGCGCTATTACTACGACCAGCGCGCATACCCGATTTTATGGCCCGCAGTGCGTGACAATTTTGCCAACGGCGGCAAGATGGGGCATTACCGTGCCGTGACCGCTCGAGTGCGTAACGCCGGACAGCTGCCGCAGCCCTTCTGGCTCGGTGCTGCCCGTGGCGGCGGCTCGCGTAGTGCTGCCCGCTGCGCTGCAAGGACTTGACCGACAGCAGATGACCGCGGCCATCAAAAGCGCACCGCTTGGGAGGGTAGACCGAAAGATAGCTCTTTTACGGTACGTTGAGCGGCTCCCGCTGCCGGACATTGCAGCGCAGACACATTACAGTCGGACGGCGATAGGCTACCGGCTGAAAGGCATTGATAAAATGCTGGATGTGTGATAAAATATTTTTACGAGTTGAGTGTATGTAGGACGCATATTTAAAGCTGATTCTACAAACGCAACAAAGAGGCAGGCTATTCCAGAGCTTGCCTCTTTTCTTTTTGCGCGATTTGTGGTATAATTATTTCAACAAATCCCCCTGCTTCTCCAAGAAGTGCATTAGGGCGGATATTTGCCAGTTAGCCCAGTGCTTTATCTGGGAATGAAAAAAGCGGTTGCCAGATAGGCGCCGACCAGTCTCCCGCCCGCCTACTTATAGTGCGTACCATGCGGGAGACGAAAGAACCCCCGGTGTTCCGTTTGGAGCATCGGGGGTTTCTTTTTGTTTATGCGGACTGCTCAGCAGGGGCGGAGAGCACTTTGCGTTCCTTTGCTTTCTGCTCTGCCTGTTCCTTCACGGTCAAATAGCCGTGGTCGTGCATCTGCCTGTAGATAAACGCCTGTCCGGTGCGGTTCCAGCGGGTGTTCTCTTTGGTCTCGCCGTTGCCTACCTCAACAGGAATACTCACTGTATAACCCTTGTCGATGTACTTTCGCTTTGGTATCCACTGTTTGTTGACCTTCTTCTGAATGCCCCATTCTTCCAGCAGTTTGTTGAGCTTGTTGGCGGTCATGCCAAAGTTGAGCGCGATCTGCGTCACGGTGAGCGTTTCATCACTCAAAAGCATATTATGGGCGTACTCGGCGGCAGGCTTGAGCTTGGCGTTTTCCTTTTCGAGCTGCTTAGAGCGCTCCTGCTCCCTCGCAATGATGCCTTGAGCCATGACCAGCGCTTTGGAAAGTGCCAGCTCCGGCGGTTCAGGCTCGGGCGTGGTCAGCTTCTTCTCCATCTCGTTAAAGGCTTGGATGTACTTCAATTTCCAGTCAAGCGCTTCATCACCAGTAAAACCAAAGGTGAGCAAGGAGAACCCGTCGCGGTTCATCAAGTACATTGGGTACAGCTTTCCTCGGTTTTCAAACGTGGTTTCGTAAAACATTGATTTGGTGGCGCAATTTTGCGCCGCCAGATTCTCAATAGCGCGGAGAACATCTTTGTGGTTCTTGCCAAAACGCTCCGCCACTTCCCGGCTGGACACCACGGCCTGCCCGTTCTGGGTGGAAAGAATAATATCACTCATGCCGCACTCTCCTTATTGATCTCCGCTTCAATCACCGCATCAACTTCCTTTTCCAACCCGGTAAGGGATGCGAACAGAGCCGTCAGCATAGAGCTGTACATCGGGGCTTCTCTCCAAATCTGGCTCACAAGCTCGCTGGTGCGCTCCCGCTTGATCATATCGGTCTTGTGCGTTTCCTCAAACCAGTTGGCGAAGATGTTCAACAGGTCGTGCATTACTCGGAGTTCGCCAGAAACAGCATCCAGTTCAAGCTCCACTTTCGTGATTTTCTTTTGCATTATAGAATACCTCAAAAATGTTTGTAAAACACTAGAGGTCGTGGTATAATAAATTTACCAGACCTCTGCGTTTGGCATTTGTAACTGTATCCCGGAACTTTCCACGGTGGCGGGGTACAGTTATTTTTTTGTGACCTCGGACTTTACTTTTTGAATACCTAAACGGATAACATCACTTCTTGTTTTGCCTAAAGCTTCGCAACAAAGGTCTAAATCCTCTATGGTCTGCTTATCGGCGCGAATTTTAAGCTGTATATCTTTTGGGTTTTCTGTCTTGGGTCTGCCTGTACGGGGCGACATCAAATCACCTCCTGCTGTGTACACATTTATTATATCATGTGTACACAATAAGTCAATATCTTTTTCAAAATATTTATAGTTCGTAAAAAATAAGCGCTCACGCGGTGTTATGCCGTGTGGGCGCTTTTCTTTTTTGTCTTTCGTTTGACGTTCGTTTAACGCACGGATTCGGTAGAAAAGGTACTATGGGCGCAAAGGGAGGGGGAGCGCCATGTGGCACAGGTTCAACCCGAACCCCCAAGGAAACGGCGTGGGGGATTGCACCGTGCGGGCAGTGGCGGCAGCTACAGGCCAAAACTGGGAGCGGGCGTATATCGGACTTGCGCTTACTGGCTTTATCCTCGGTGATATGCCCAGCGCCAACCGCACATGGGGCGCATACCTCCAAAAACGAGGGTTCAAGCGCCGTTTGGTGGAAGCGGACTGCACCACCTGTTACACCGTGGCAGATTTTGCCCGGGAGTATCCGCGTGGCGTGTATGTGCTGGGCTGCTCCGGGCACGTCCTGACCGTGATCGACGGCGCGTGGTGGGACAGCTGGGACAGCGGCGCAGAATGCCCGATCTATTACTGGCACAAGGAGGAATAAGCGATGCCATACATTCCATACGGATACCAGCCCGGCTATTATGGGCAGGCAATGCCGGATCAGCTTGCACAGCTGCGGCAGAACGCCTACCAGCAGCCCATGATGGGGCAAGCGGCGCAGCAGACGCAGGGCACGCCGTCCATCATTTGGGTGCAAGGCGAGGAGGGCGCAAAAGCATACATGGTTGCCGCAGGAAACAGCGTGCTCCTGATGGACAGCGAAAACAGCGCATTTTACATCAAAAGCACCGATGCAAGCGGTATGCCGCTTCCCCTCCGGGCGTTTGACTACAAGGAGCGCACCACAGCCGCAAAAACGCCGCCACAAACGGCGCAGCAGTCCGGCGTGGAGTTTGTCACCCGGGCAGAGTTTGACGCGCTGGCGGCTCGCTGTGCGGCGCTTGAGAAGCAAGATCCTGCAAAAACTGAAACGGAGGTTAAATAAGTATGGCAAACCCTCTTTTTAACGCACTGGGCGGCGGTATGCCTGCCATGCCAAACCCTATGGGTCAGTTTGGCCAGATGATGCAGCAGTTCCAGCAGTTCCGTGCAAACTTTCAAGGCGACCCGAAAGCAGAGGTGCAGAAGCTGCTGCAATCCGGCAGAATGTCACAAAACCAGCTGAACCAGCTGCAGGCGATGGCGCAACAGTTTCAGCAGTTTCTTCATTAAGTCGTAACCGTGGCCACGGTTCAAGCATAAAAATCATTCAAAACACACGAAAGGAGTACAAAAATGTCTCTTTCTTCCGATTCTGCGGTTCTGACCATGCCTGTTCAGCCCGCAAACACCAACGGCGGCAACGGCTTTGGCTTTGGCAATGATGGCGCATGGTGGATCATCATCCTGTTCCTGTTCGCCTTCTGCGGCGGCTGGGGCGGCAACTGGGGCGGCAATGGCAACACCGGTGCCGGTGTCGTTGACGGCTACGTCCTGACCTCCGATTTTGCCAACATCGAGCGCAAGATGGATGGTATCAACAACGGCATGTGTGACGGCTTCTACCAGCAGGCGCAACTTGTCAACGGTGTGCAGCAGACCGTAAACAACGGCTTTATGTCCGCAGAGATCAGCCGCGCAAACCAGCAGGCGGCGTTCATGCAGCAGCTGTTTGCCATGCAGATGCAGCAGCAGGAGTGCTGCTGCGAGAACCGCTCTGCCATTCAGGGCGTCAACTACAATTTGGCCACCCAGTCCTGCGAGACCCGGAACACGGTGCAGAACACCACCCGGGACATCATCGACAACCAGAACCAGAACGCCCGCGCCATCCTTGACGCCCTGACCGCACAGCGCATCGAGGCAAAGGACGCAAAGATCGCTGAGCAGGGTCAGCAGCTGTTCGCAGCACAGCTTGCGGCATCTCAGGCAGCCCAGAACGAAACGCTCAAGGCCTACATGAGCGGTCAGCTGGCCTACTACAATCCGCGCCCCGTGCCCGCATTCCAGGTTCCTGCACCTTACCAGTACGGTAACTGCGGCACCGGTTGCGGCTGCGGCAGCTGCGCATAACCGAATCACGGCAACTTTTTTCCAAAATGGGAAATGTTCAGCCCCTGAGCTGATTTTGCAAACCAGAGCGCCGGGGCAAAAGTCCCGGCGTTTTTCTATGAAAGGAGCCGATAAAATGGCCGAATTTTCTAACTCTAACATCGTCAGCGTGGCGGCGGGTGAAAACCTTCCCCTGACCGAGACCGCGGTGAAAGCCCCTGCCTGCATCATGCATCGTGAGGGCAGCGGCCTCGTGACCCTGCGGGGTCTGACCAATCAATGCAAAGCGCGCTTCAAGGTAAGCTTTGGCGGCAATATCGCCATTCCCACCGGCGGCACTGTTGGACCCATTTCCGTGGCGCTGGCTGTCGGCGGTGAGTCGCTGACCAGTGCGACAGCCATTGTCACCCCGGCGGCAGTCGAAAATTACTTCAATGTGTTCGTGGCTGCGTTTATCGAGGTGCCGCGCGGCTGCTGCGTGACCGTGGCGGTTAAAAACATCAGTACGCAGGCAATCGGCATTGCAAACAGCAATCTGATCGTTGAGCGGGTAGCATAAGAAAGGAGATAAAGTCATGCTGGATAAACTGAATCATCTGAAGGATGAGATGTGCGATGAGCTCATGGAGCTGACCGACAAAAAGAACCGATCCCCGGGCGATGTTGAGATGATCGGCGAGATCGTGGACATCATTTTGGACATCCACCGCATTGAGGATTATTGTGAGGGCGGCGAGTACAGCCGTGCGGGCGAGTGGGAAGCGGACATGCGTGGATCCTTCAGCCGCGACGCCGGAAACGGTTACAACCGGGGCAACAGCTACGCCAACCGTGGCCGCCACTATGTGCGCGGGCACTACTCCCGCACGGATGGCCGTGAGCGTATGATCTCTGACATCGAGGACATGATGCAGGAAGCTACCGGCGCAGAACGAGACGCTTACAAACGCGCAGCGGACATTCTGCGCAATGCATAAGTGAGGAGGGTGGCAGGTATGGACATCGACGAGATCAATGACCACATCCACAAGCTTAAATGCGGCTCGACCGACTGGCAGAGCGTGGAAAAGCTTGCCGCCCTCTGCACGGTGAGAAATGAGCTGGAAGAAAAGCAGGCACCGGCAGAAATGCAGACTCAAGCGCTGCCTCCCACGTCGTACCCGGCGGCATACTCCACAAAAGCAAATCCGCAAAGCGAGTTCGTGGAAGCGGCCAGCGCCGCACCCTTTGGCGGCTTGATGGAAGTGCTTGATGAGCACATGAGCGCCATAAAACTTGCATACCCGAAAGAGTATGAGCTGGTCATGCGGAAGATAACCGCATTGTAAAACGACGCATAATGTGTTATTTTTACATACAGCCAAATCTCGAAAAGCTGAATTTTTAAACTTGATAAGCTAACGTGTGACTAACAAATTTAATTTTATTCTCGATAAAACGTAAAATTAAACTGATTTGTAATCAGTGGGTTGCAGGTTCAACTCCTGTCACCAGCTCCAAAAA